TTCTGTAAGCAGCGACCCCAGCTCGTGTCATCCCTGCTCCAGACTTCGTTGATCTGAAGTTCTTTTTATTTCTGGAAGGCATTGTACCTTGTTTTCTCAAACCATGCCTCCGAATCCCATTTTTTTTCTTTTAGAGAATGTTGCAACATTAGTTGGTTTACCACCAACACCTTGTGCTACAGATCTTTTTCTTGAAACCGCTGATCGTCTTTGTCCTTCTGACATAGATCTTGCTTTAGCTAACGGGACGCATTTTGGATATTTACGTTTTGCATCTTTCTTTTGTTTTGATCTTCCACACTTTGAGAAAGATCCATCTTTCTTTTTACTTCCTATGTCTACCCATTTTTGAGCAAACCATTTATCAAGTCCGTTCTTTGCCATGACATTAATATATCTTGGTTACTTTTTTTCTAGCCACTGCACCGCAACCTCTGGCTACAAAACCGCCTTCTTTTAAACCTTGTCTTTTTAATCTAGATGTTGCTTCCATTAACCCACCTTCAGCTTTACTGCCTCTAAAGTCTTTTCTCTTAACTCCAGAAGGATCTTTTATTTTACCTGCACATATTCTTGAAGCATATGCATTCGCGTATGCAGACGGGTAAACTTTAAATTTACGCTTCGCTGCCGATTTTCCTCTAGGACATAGTTTAGTCATTATTTCTTCCTTGCTGTTTGTGCAGCTCTTCTAAAGTTTGCTGCAGTCGGTGCACCCTTTGCACCTTTCTTTTTCATTTTACCGCCACGTTTTCTTTTGGCATGAATGTTTGCATAAAGACCTGGACCTGCCATTATGCTCCTATAATTTTTTTAATTTTCTTAGAAGTTTTACCAGATAGTTCTGGCATTTTTTTAGTTGGTTTTTCACCTTTCAACAAAGTTGAAAATTTTTTGCCTTTATGTGTAAAAGTTTTCTTACCCATTTTTCTAGCAAGTTTGAAAGCTGCACCTTTTTCAGAAAGTTGTTTACTCTTATCTCCAACACGAGCTCTTTCTCTATCAGACATTCTTTGTTTTTCTTTTTTAACTTCTGCTGCTGTCTTTGTAGAATATTCTAATTTACCTTTTTTCTTATCATCTCTAGTGGATGTAAAAGTTTTCTTGCCTGATTTTTTAGCTTTTGAAAACTGTTCATCAAAAGTTGGTACAAATTTTTTTCTAATCTTACCTAAAGTTCTTCTAAAAAATCCTACCTTACCACCTTCTTGATATCCTTTAGGTGAAATCTGTTGGTTGTATAATCTATTTGCCATTTACCTTACCACCTTTTTTCATATAGCCCATTTTATTTCTAACTTTAGTTGGAAGTTTAGATAAGCCTTTTTGAGTTTGAGGGTCTACAGGTTTTAATGAACCGCCACCCATCATTTTTTTTCTTCTAGTAGGATTTTTTTTAGGAGCTCGTTCAAGTATTAAAAAATTTTTTCCTTTTGGATTCTGTCCTGGTCTAGTTCTTAAAGGAGGTCTTTTTGGTTTACTATCTTTTAAAGCCCCTGGAACTGGTCTTCCTTTTCCTGCATCGCCATATGCACTTGTAGTTGTATCTTTACGTAAACCTTTTGGTAAATTTTTTATGTTACCACCATCTTTCATCATAGGTCGTTTCATCATCATCATTCCACCACCCATTTTTTTAGTTCTTCCAGTTCCTGTTAAAATTTTTTTAACATCTTTTACTTTAACTTTATCACTAATAACTCCTGCTGATTTTAAATCTTTTAAAACTTTACCTCCAGCTTTATAACCTTTAGGTGTTACTTGTTTGTTGAATCTATTGTTTGCCATTATTTTTTTCCTCCGTTTCTAAAAATCTGTGTACCCTTTATACCATAA